TGATTCGCCAGAGCGGCGACCGCCGACACCTGCGAGAACGCCTGCGACATTCCCTCAATGGACGTGCTAGAGGCGTCGGCAGCGGAGGAAATCGCATTGGCCGCAACGCCAGCGCTAACGCCGAAGACATTCATGGCATCCGCCATCACCACGCCGGCTGCCGCCACGTCCATCTGGCCGACCGTCGCAAACTCAATCGCCGCCTGCCCTGCCCCGCCAAGCACCTGCTCGACGCTCATGCCAGCCTTGAGCAGTTCGAGGAATGAGTTGGTGATCTGCGTCGGCCCGACGCCCATCGCCTGCGACATCTGCATGGATGCCGACTTGAGCCGGTCGAGCTCCTGGGCAGTCGCCCCGGTCGACGCTTGGATATTCAACAGCGTCGACTGATACGCCGTCCCCTGCCGCACAGCAGCCGCAAACGGCGCGAGCGTCGCCACGCCGATGCCGCCGATCTTCGCCCCCGCCCCGGCGAGCGAGCGGCCCATGTTGGCCATCGCCTTGTTGATGCGATTCAACGCAGCGAAGAACTTGCGCGGGTCTGCCCCGATCTCGACGAACGCGCTGCCCGCTCTGACTGATCCTGCGCTCATGCGTATTTCTGCCAGTCTTTTCCGAAGAGCCGCTCAAGATCCTCGGGAGTTGCCTCTCGCGCCTTGGGCTTCGTCTTCTTAGCGAACGGGTTGAACTTTCGGGGGTCTGCCTTGGGGCTGTGCTTGTCTCTGTGAATGTTGGCTTGTTGGGCGATGAGGTTGGCGGTATGCCACCACTGATGCTCTAGGCGGCTGTCACGAGCGGCGATGAGTTGTCGCAAAGTCCACTTGCCGGGGTGGACGCCGATGATTCCTGCGGCTTCCCAGATGGTGTCCCAGACTGTGCGATCAGCGTCTCCGCGCTCGCGGCTTCCAGGCCCGCCTCCGCTTTCGTCAGCATCTCGCCTGCCACTTCGTCCATCTTGGCGGCGAGAAGCCCGATCATCTTGCGGAGGCGCGGCGGGAAAAAATCGACAAGCTCGGCCTCCAACGCTTTGACGCCCGCGTCGAGAGCATCGCCTCGCAGCCCTTCGAGGAATGCCTCCTTGTCGAGTCCCTTCTCCGCGACCTGCTTCACGAGGATCGCGTAGAGCACTTCGCCGATCTTGGCGTATTGCGTCCGCAGCACTTGGAACGTCTGCGAGATCGAGGCGGCGTCGACCAAGTCAAACGGCACCGTCCGCCTGGTGCCGTCCTCGTCGGTCACGTCGACCGACACCATGTCCTTGACGCGGAGCGCCGACGCCACGGTCAACGCCAGCCTCCACGGTCTGCCTTCGTCATCTTTGAACTCACGCATTGGCTACCTCAGTCCTGTGCGGGCCATCTTGCACTCAACAGAGAACGTAGCGACCCCGTCAACGGAAAAGGTTTCCGAGATGCCTGTCACGACCGCCGGGAACGACCAATTGCCAGAGCCGCCCGACACGGTGATCGACGATCCGTTTTCAAGCAGATCGAAGTTGATGTCGCTGGCGTCGTTCAGTTCAACCGTGACGGTCGCGTCGTAGCCGGTGTTGTAAACCTCGACCAGACGCGACCCGAACGCCTCAACGTCGATCGTGCGGGCCGTCTCCGTAAGGGTGACGCTCCGCGCGCTGGCGATGTTGCCGCCCAACGAGATCGAGCAGTCCTTCCCCAGCGTGATCGCCACGGGTCAGGTTCCGCCCCTGACCGTGATCGTAAACGTCACGGCACCGTCGACGCTGATGTTCTCTGTCACGCTGGTCACGGTTGCCCCGTTGTCGGCGTTGGCGTCCAGCAGGTCCGTCATCGCAACGCCGGGATCGTGGCACTCGATCTCCCAAGTCACGGCCTTGAAGCCAGCCCGCGAGACCCGGTAGCCGCCCGAAGTATTGGAGCGGTTGGAGATGTCGACCGCCTCCGACTCGACGGTCTTGGTAACGCTGATGATGTTGCCGCCGTAAGGCGCGGAAAGCGATCCGCTGCGGCCGAGGGTGACTGCCATGTGTATTGGCTCCTAGTGATCAGGTGGCTGGGGCGCGGGTGCCGGAAACGGTGTAGGTGACGATGCCGTCGATTGGCTCGGCTTGGGCGACGCTCGTAACGATGTACGAGGCGTTGCCTGTCTCGGTGCCGCCGATGGTGATCGTGGCTCCGGCTTCGCAGCCGGGGGCGTCGATGCACTCGATCTCAATGGTCTGCTCGGCCAGACCCTTGGAAAACCGACGATGCGTCAGCCCGCCGAGCGTGGTGGTGTCGATTTCGCTGGCAGACGACGAGACGGTGCAACTGCGCGCCCCGGTGACGCCGGTAAGCGTCACGTCTTTGCCGAGGACGATGGTAAAAGAGCCGGACATTTCTGCCCTCCTGTGTGTGCGATGTCGCCTGCGTGCGGCGATACGCTCAAACTAGGAGCGGCAGGGCGGCGACCGTAGGGGGTGTGAGCCCTCGGTCACGGTCCAGAGATTTGCCCGCGCCACTGCTGGGCGAGCTTCGGCAACTTGGCGGCCAAACCCTTTCGCATGAACCGCCCTGGCGGCACCTTGCCGTCGCTGGAAGCCAAGTCCATAGTCTTGCGACGCCGCGTGTGGGCCGGGTCGATCCAGACGCCGACGTATGCCGCTTGCGCTGCGTACCACCCACGATTTTTCCGGCGGCGACCGGACGCGCCCAACAGGCTGGCCGGTGGCGGGTTTTGTTCGAGAATCCGACTCGGCCGCTTTGGGTTCGTTGGATAGCGACCGACAAGCCGAAGCACTCGCCTAGCGGACCCGCCAAACTCCTGCAATTTGTTGAGCCACGTTGCGGCGTCGGTCGGGCCGATCACCACAGACTCGCGGCGGTTGTCGACCGCGTAGCGAATGAGCGTCCGCAGGAAGCCCGTCCGCGTCGCACCTCGCCCGCGAGGGTTCTTCCAGCTTGTGATCTTGCCTGCGATCGGCGGGCGGAAATCCATCGCCAGCACGTTTTCGCCGTCCTTTTTTCCGACGAGCGTCCACTTCGGCTTGGTCTTCACGTTGCGGTGCGAAAACTGCTTCTTCGACGATTGGCGGACGATGGTGCCTGCCCGGTCGAGGGCTTTGAGGTTTCCGCTCTTCACCTTCTTTTTGACGTGGGCGAAATTAATCTTCGCCTTGAAGCGAAAGGCGGGCGGGACTAGGTTGCCCTTGCCGCTGAGTGCCTGCCCGACTCCAGAGAGTCCAGCCATGCGTCACTCCACCGGGAGATTGTCGCTCTCAAGCACGCGGTAGGTGGCCGTGATGACAGCCCGCCAGACGTTGCGGTCGTTGAGAGCGTCGTCTGGGTTGATTTCGATATTCGAGCTCTCGGGGCTCGTGACGCCACCGGGCCAGTCGTCCGCGTCGACCCACTGGTGCGCCCGGATCTGGAGCAGCACCTCGCCGGCCAGGTCGATCATCTGGTCGACCTCCTGGTCGGTCGAGACGTGGCGACCGATGAAGACGTGAGCCGTGTAGTCAATCTGGCTCTGTTGACGGCCGATGCGCTGCACGTCGGCGTTGCCCGGCGTGACGTAAATCACTGGGTTAGCCATGCCCTCGATGTCGACCGTGACCCAGTTCTTTCGCTCGATCGTGATCGGCGAAAGTTCCCACGACACGGTATTGAGGCTGGCCGCAAGAGCGTCGGCAATTTCGCGAAGGTAGGACGGCATTGGCCTGCTCGGGAACCGTTGGGGGATTCCCTAGCAGAATGGCACGGCCGGCGGTCGCGAGTGAGGGGGTGGCGGGCGTCTCTCGCCGCAATAGCGCAACTACCGAAGATTGCTCGGCAGTTCGCTCCCTTCGCTCGCTAGCGCACTAGACCAGTAGGCTCGTCAATTCGTACGGGACCAGCGCCCGAATCTCTTCCACGATCCGCTCCACTTCGGGCGACGGATCGCCGTGTTTGATAATCGACCTACACCGCGATTCGATCAACTCCAACGCGATCAGCGCGTCCCGGCCCGCCAAGGCGTACCGATGCTCGCGGGCGTCGTCGGGGTCGGCGAGGTCGAACTTCAGGAGAGCGTGTGCCATGTTCCATATTCCCGAATCTAGAACGCCCAGATTGTACCCGAGATCGTTCGTGAAGCGTATCAGTTTTGATACGTTTCGGGCGGTATCCCATTTCGGGAATATGGCCCGTCACGCAATTATCGCGAAATACAAAACCTCTGCACTTGCGCCGAACTACCTAGCGTTCGCTCTCCTGGTGCGATAGCGCAACTGTCAAGGATCGCTTGACGGTTGGACTCTCTCTAAGGTGAAGAGCGCACTACGCCAACGAATCGACGATTGCCCTGCCGACAACTTCTGCCACCTGCGGCACTATGGAGTTTCCGAGGCATCTAAGTCGGTCCACCCGATTGGGAACCCCATGAGCCATTCGACAAACTCCGGGCTCAGACGGCCGCCATCCGGTGAAGGTTGCGGGTACTTCTTCGTCTTCGTCTCCCCACGCTCTACTGCATGGTCCAGGCAGTCCCTCGCAGGAGTGTTCCAGCACGGTCCCTTGTAATCCCTCGCCGCAGGAGTCGGCCAAATCACTCGCGGATCGTAAGGGTCTTCGCTCCACTCCTCTATCGGCGGGCAAGGGCAGTCGTAAACGTGCATCCCGTGGATCGTGCAGTTGAAGTCCTCGCACATCTCGCACCGCACCCACGCAGCACTCTTTCCGTCCCACCAAGAAGACCCGATCCCGTCGATGCGGGGCACCGACATCTCTAGCGGCGACAGTTGCCCAATCAACGCCGTACCCTGCCGCCCGAATGGCGGCAACAATTCCGGCGAACGTGCTGCCTCTGTCATTGCTGAGAAGACTGGTGGGATTTTCCGCCACAACGACCCTTGGGCTGAAAGTCGCAACAATCCGTAGAAACTCTCCCCACATCCATCGCTCATCGGTTTTCCCCTTTTGTTTTCCAGCCAGGCTAACGGGCTGGCACGGCACGCCGCCGCAGATGACATCAACCTCCCACGAGCCGCTATCGGGAGGCGGAAAAGTCTCTACGTCGCTCCACCTGCGAGCTTTCGGCCAATGCTTCGCAAGAATCGAAGATGCGTAAGGGTCTTTTTCTACCTGCCACTTGCAGACCATTCCGGCCCGCTCAAAACCGAGATCAAAGCCGCCGATGCCTGCAAAAAGAGAACCGAAAGTCAGCGGCTTTTTTCCATGCCCCGAGCCTACGCGCGGAGTCAATTCCTGAAATGCCCCGAATCGTGCCGAGTTGCGCTAGGTTGTGGGTGTACGGCAACTCAGCCCGGCATCTGCGTTGGCGGCAGCACTACGAGATAGGCCGCCTCGTCGATCTCTTCAACGTCACCGCTGCCCAGCAATTGCGGCAGCATATGAGACGGCAAGACGTAATCGCAGTAGTCGGCAGAAACGGCAAGATACACCCGCCCCGCTGCGTCAGAGGGTAGCTCATCGGCTGGCGGTATCGCCGTCTCGGTCTTCGTCTCGGCGTTGGGGTATCCCCATGCCGCATTGAGCGTTGCCCTGGCGGCTTCGTACACAGAAGGCGAGGAGCGAAAATATCGCATCATGGCGTTGCCCATTTCCTTCGTAGATAGGCGGCCACTTGGGCTCGCTCGCCGCTGGAAAGGGCTCTGCTGTACGAAATGACCTCTCCGATCTGACCGGCAAACCAACCGCCGGTGTTGGTTGTGTTGCCTGGGCTGGGCGGTATAGCCGCACCTATGCCAAACGTATGAAAAGACGTATTCAGCGCCACGCCGCTGTATGTTGCTGGCGTTCCGTTATTTATCGCGTTGCTGATTACCGTGCCCGAGTAAACAGACGAGAAAATGTCCCACCTTCCAAGAGGAGCGGAGTCAACCGACGCGCGAAAGGAGCCTTGACGCCACGAAACAACCTGTGCGGTATCAAGGTATCGCAGCAACGGAATGTAATGTCCCGAGATTGAAAAGTCCGCGTTTGCCGTACCCGTTGCCGTGCCGTTAGTGGTGGTTGTCTGCGTGAATATTCTGCCGTATCCGTTTGTGGCGCTCATCGACACAACCGCAAACGTCGTTTGTGCCGTCAGCGTTACCGGCCACGCGCCACGCAGGAATTGCGTAGCCCCATCAAAGGAGACTACGCGCAGGCTGTTTCTCGTTGCGGAATAGGTGGGCTGGTTTGCTGCGGTCGCTTGGTTCGCGTGCCGAGCGTTTCCGCTCAAGTCTTGCCAGGAGGAAACCGTGCTGCCGTTGAGCGTGACGCTGCTTTGCACGCTGGCGTCCCACCATCCCTCAAGGTTTGCCAGAGAGCGCGGCGTGAACGACTGCCGGAAGTATCCGATCTTGCCTGCAAGCATTAGTGATTCTGACTCGCGGTGCCGAACCAACTGGTGCCATTGCTGACGAATACAAGGATGTCCACCTTGCTGCTCGTAGCCGTGATCGTCGGCGCGGTGCCGCCAGCCCACAACACGCCGGTAAACGTCGCCGTGAACGTCCCGCCCTGCGTGAGTATGAGCGTGATGGAAGCCCCAGCGGTCGGTGATGGCATCGTGAATGTGCAGTTGCCAGAGAGCGTCACAGTCTGGACGCTGCCGGTGGTCAGGGCCAGCGTCGTAGAGGTGCCGCTGTTGCCCACGGACTGCGTCTGCTCAAGGACGACGGGCAGGCGGGCGAGGGCCAGGCTCCCGCTCCCGATCTGCGAGGCCGGGAGCGATGGGATGCGGGCAGCGTCCAGCGTGCCGCTCGTCAGGTCAGATGCGCTATGCGTATGAGAGACGCCGCTTTTGCCATCCAGCGCCGTCTGCAAGCCGGTCACGTCGCTGATTGCATGGCTGTGCGAGGCAGCCGCATACGAGCCGCTCGCCTGCTTTCCATCCAGGGCAGTCTGGAGCCCCGTAACGTCCGCGATAGCGTGGCCGTGGCTGGCGGCAGCCTTGCCATCCAGAGCCGTCTGGAGGCCCGTCACATCGCTGATGCCGTGGGTGTGAACGGCCGCAGCGTAGGAGCCCGCCGCTTGCTTCCCATCCAAGGCGGTTTGAAGCCCGGTCACGTCCGAGATCGAGTGGCCGTGCGTCGCGGCAGCGTAGCTACCGGCCGCCTGCTTGCCATCCAAAGCGGTCTGCAAGCCCGTTACGTCGCCGATGGCGTGGCTATGGGCAGACGGTGGGAACGTGCTCGGCTTCCCGGTCAGCCCTTCCCAGGTCGTGACGATCGGCGGCAGTTGCGATTCCGGCACCTTGCCGCCGACGAGCGTGGCATAGGAGCCAGACGCCTGCTTGCCGTCGAGAGCGGCTTGCAATCCGCTGACATCGGCAATCGTGTGGCCGTGAGCGGATGGCGGAAACGTCGATGGGACGTTGGTCAACTGCGTGTAGTTGGTGGCACCAGGAGCCCCCGCCGGGCCAACCGGCCCCTGCGGGCCGGCGACGCCGTTGGCAGCGAAATACGCCCCGATCTGCTGGACGCTCGTTCGCTTCGTGGCGCTGTTGCTGCTCACGATGAGCAGGTCGGTCCCTGCAACGGTCGTGACTGCGGGCAATTCGCTGACGCGCTTCTGGAGTGCCATGTGGTCCCTTAGTCGACTGCCAGCGGAATAACGATTTCGTCGCCCTGCTCGGTCACGATAAACGTGATGTCGCGGTCGATTTGCTTCGTATGAATGCGGAGGATCGTTTGGAACGCATCGGCGTAGTGGAAGATCGGCACACCACGCGGGGCCGCGACTTCATACAACGTCGCCACGCCGTCAAGCGTCTCGAAGATGATGTCGCCACGCCTCGGCTCGCCGTAGGGAAGCTCGTCCGTCTTCACGAGGTAGTCGCGGCTCTCCCAGGCTTCGATCACGCCGTTTTGTCCTTGAGCCTCAAACGTCGAGCGGCTGATCGAGGCGGTCATCTGGGCCGTATTGTTTCCCCGCCGATAGGCACAGAGCGTCCCCGCCGACTGCTTGAGTTGGTTGGCGAGCCACGCTGAACCGGAGCGGAGAAGGTCGGCCATTGGGTTTCCTCAAGACAGCCACCGCCGCAACGCCCCGGCGGCGCGCTGGAGGTGATAGCGCACCTGCCGGGGGTTGCGGTGTGGACTCGCGTGCTCAACCGATGTTGATGAGCACCTGGACGCTCGCGTCGCCAGACGCAGCCGCCTTCGCAGCCTTGCCAGCACGCTTGTTGTTGGTCGCGGTCGTCGTGATGTTGCCGGCCGTGGCGTCCCAGTAAACGAGAGCACCCTGACCGATCGCACCCGTCGCCTTCGGCATCGACCAGACGCCTTCGACAGAAACCGCACCGAGAGCGTTGGCAGCGATGGCACGGGGAGCCACGCACACCAGGTCGTTGAGCACGACCACGCCACCGGCCGCAACAGCGGAGGAAGGCGTGTGGTCGATCAGGCAGTCGCCTTGAACGTAATCAGCCATTTGGATCACCTGCTTTCTGAGGAATGGGTTTGGTTGAATCATGCCGCCGGGCGGGAGTTGGCTCCCGCCCGGCGGTCACGGTTTGTCAGACTAGGTCGCGTCGCCCTTCACGGAGGCGAGGTACTCGGCCTTGGCGACGCCAAAGTCGAAGTAGCCACGCATCTGCACGCCGAGCGTGTTGAAGTCGGCTTCCGCCGTCTCCACCACCGGGCTCTGCACGCCGTTGAGGAACGCCACTTCCATCGCCGGCAGGTCAGCCGGGTTGGCGACGAGGTAGTAGTCCTCGGCGCTCGTCAGGTACGAGGTCGAGACGACCTGGTAGCGACCGGCGAGCA